GCGCCTGGCAAGATCACCACGCCGGACCGGCCGGAGCGCCAGCAGCCATCCGCCGGCGGGGTTTGCGGGCCAGGGACCGGATCGTCCGCTGCAATCTGCGGCTAGTAGCCCACATCACCGACCGAGCCCGCCGGCGCGGTGGTGTCCGGCTGCTGGAGCTGGAAGATGCCCTCCAGGTCGGCGCCATCGGCCTGCAGCGGGCCGCTGAGCGGTTCGATCCGGCCCGCGGCTACAAGTTCTCTACCTATGCCTTCTGGTGGATCCGCCAATCGATCACCCGCGAGTCTGAGGTGATCGGCTCCACCATCCGCCTGCCGTCGGGCCTGGCCGCCCGCGTCGCCCGGCTTGATGCCAGACGGGATGTGCTGGCCCAGGAGCTGGGCCGCCAGCCGACACCGGCGGAGCTGGCAGACGACCTGGGCGTGTCCGCAGTTGAGCTGGCGGACTTCATGGCGCGCGGCCGGGGCTGCAGCTCGCTGGACTCCAACCACGGCGAGGATGACAGCCTCTGCTTGGCGGAAGTGATTGCCGCCCCGGCCCCTGATGTTGACCCCCAGCTGCTGGAGCTGCGCCGCCGGCTGGCCGGGTTGGATGAGCGGTCGTACCGGCTGGTGGCGGGCCGATGGTTCAGCAGTCCGCCGATCCCTGTCCACCGGCTGGCGACGCAGGAAGGCATTCGATCGGTCGAGGCCCTGCGGCTGCTGCGCGCTGCCAAGGCCCAGCTAGAGGGACAGATGGCGCTCAGCCTGGATCAGCTGGCCGCAGCACCGCCAGCAGCTCCCGAGCCCAGCTTTGGTGACGATGCGCCGGTGGGTCAGCTGCGGCTGCTTTAGCCTCCAGCTCAATCACCCGCGCCATTGCCTGCCTGAGCAGGTGATCCATGGTCAGTGCATGGACCAGGGCCGAATCCAACCGGGCTTCAAGTTCATGCCGGTGCAGCTTGGGGATCATCCGCCGCGCCGATTCCAACTCCAGCTCCCGACCCAGACTGAGCTGCGGATTGAGCCACCAACCACCTGAGCTGCCCTCCATGGTCGGAATCCAGAGTCTCCACCAGTCTGCCGGCGATGGCGCGCCCCGGGTCGTCGTCGATGCGGCCGGCGGCTGCTGCTGGGAGGTCTGCGCCGGCGGCCGCTGCATCAGGGATCGATCTGGTCAGCGACTGAAGGCACGGATGCAGGCGCTGCGGCTGGAATGGCTGGAGGCGTTGATCAGCTGAACAGCCAGGCCCACCCACTGGCCGGGCCCTCGGCCAGCCAGCGAGGGTTCAGGTTGCGATAGCTGTAGCGCTGCCGTTGGCCGCTGTCGCCGCCCTGGCGGTCCCAGTTGCCGTTTACGAGGTTGAGCTCCCCATAGGGGTCATTCACGATCCAGGCGTGGGCGTCGTAGCCGTAGGCAGCGATCCAATGGCCGCCGCCGGATGGTGCCGCGGCTGGGCCATGGTGCAGGATGCCGATCGCTGCCGGGAAGCCGGCGCGGATCTCGGCCTGCAACTGCCCTGCGTTGCAGTTCTGCACGAACCGGGCGCGGACGCCCAGTTCCTTGAGCGCCGCCTGGTGGGCTTGCTGGCTGGTGGTGTCTCCGTGGCGCTCCACCACCTTCAGGTAGTCGAGGTCGTCATTGATGCCCGGCACTTTCAGGTAGGCCAGGCACATGGCGATGGAGCTGGTCTGGCATTGCCGCCAGCCCTCGGGGCCGTTGTTGAGCTGCGGGAACCAGGGGAATGGCGCCAAAGGGTTAGAGGGGCGGCCGGGGGCATGCACCACGGAGTCCGGCTGTTTGCCACCCTGCGCCCAGGTGGCAAACCAGGGCCGGTCGCGGCGCATGGTGGCGGCGTAGCCCAGCTTCACCAGCTCCTCTTCCATCTCGGCAATCGCCGCGGCCTGGTGCGGCAGTCCTCGGTAGAACCGGAACAGCTGAGCCAGGGTGATTGGCGACGGGTTGGCCATGGTCGAGGTTCTGACCAGTCAGGCTATGCAGCCCGACCGGTTCAGATCAACGACTCCAGTTCCACCGACACATCGATCAGGCCGCCGCTGCGGTGGGTTTCCTCGGGTGGGCTGGCGTAGCGCCAGAGGGTGCCGGCGGTTGCTGGGGCAGTGCCGCCGCCATGGCCAAGCCAGACCGCTGCATCCAAAGCGAACGGCAGGGCGCCGCCGCGTTGCCCTCGGTAATGCGTGCGGATCTGGCCAGCCTCTGCAGCGGTCAACAACGGGTAGCCCAGCTTGAGCAGGTAGCCGGTGGGTGTGGTGCCGTGGCTAAACCGAACCGAGCCGCTGGCCCAGCCGCTCTGAATCGCCAGCGGATACGGGGCCGCTGTGTAGGTTCGCTCTGCTGGCTCCAGGGCAGGGAACGCCGCCATCAGTTCTGCATGGTGATGACCGATGCACCAACGGAGAAAGTGGCGTTTGAGGTGGTGATATTGGATCCGAAGTCGTTGTATCCGATCAGCTCATCAGCTGAGCTGGCCCCGCCTCTGGATTTGTAGTAAACGCACCCCCTAGCGGTAATGGTGCTGCCGGCCCATGCCACGGCGCCGAGCTGGATCGTTACTCGATCGTTGGTCGTGTCCTTTGTGATTGTCACGGCGCAGGCGACGCCGCCAGCCGTGTAGCCGGTGCCGCTGACTTCGTTGGTGACAGAGGAGCGCTTGAGGTGAGTATCCTTGTTTGGCGCGTAGGTGCTGGTGACCAGCATTGCCTTGAAAGCGTCCGTGTCGAGGTCGATGGCGCCACGGGCCAGGTCCTCAAGGAAGGAGTTGTAGATCAGGGAGGCCACGGGTTGGCGGCGGGTGATTCAGGCTACGGAAGGAGAGTCAACTAGCAGCACCTGGCGCAAACGGCAGGCCAACGGTGCCGAGATCGGTCAGCAAAGACGTCGTGCCGCCTGCGATTGACAGGCCGATGGCGCCCAGCGGTGTGGCGCCAGAGCCCCCACCAGCAGCCAGCGAAAGGCCGACGACCCAGAGCATCCCAGGCAGCCATGCGCCTTCATCCGGCACTGATTCCAGATCAATGCTCACGTCGTAGAAAGGGCCGCAGAAATCAGCAACCTCGGGCAGCCTGGCGTAGATCCAGCGATAGCCGGTCAACACGAAATCCGCAGCCGTGAACCCAGAGAGCACTTCAGCTGGCACGGCGAACGACAGAAAGCCGCCCTGTTGGCCGTGGTAGTGGGCCTCAACTGCCAGCCGATCCGATTCGCTGAGCTTTGGAAACGAAAGGCGCAGCTGGCTGCCAACCATTGCTGTGCCGCTCAACAGTTGGCTTTGGTCGCCGCTCATGGCTGCTGTGGCTGCAACCGGATAGGCGCCGGGGGTGAACAACCGAGAGGCAGGAGATAGCGCGGGAAAATCGGCCATGATCAGCTGAACGGAGCAATAGGCGGCGTAAAATTGGTAGTGCGAGGGCCTTGGTCGATCGCAATCTCAAAGTCATCAATTTGAATAAAAGCCCCCCCACAGTCCCCAATCAAGTAACTATTGTTTTGCCATGAAAAAGTTGGATCCATTGGAAGCGTGTTGAGGCTTACAACGCCATCAACGCTTCCCCTGATTTCGCCATCCACTCTTCCAATTTCGACAAAGACCCATTGATTAATTGGGAAAGATCCAAACTCTTCATAATAATAGCTTCCCGGGTTGTAAAATTGAAACTCCCATGATAAATATGCTATGGGTGAAGCTACTTGAATGAATGCTAAGAATCCAGGGACACCGCCCGAATAGTAATTAGCGGGTCCAAATAGATAGTGAGCTTCGTCTGAATCTGAAATTTTTATCCAACCTCTGTAAACAAAGTCGCGCCCATAGGTACTTGATGGCCAGGCTAAAGAGGTGGGATAGATGCGCTCACCAGCAGGAATATTGGACGCACCACTGCCAAATTTTTGTCCGCTGGTGATAAACGTTACCCCGCTAGTAGCCGCCCAGCTGCCGCCCTGCGTGTCGGTCAAGTTGCCGTCAAAGTGCAACCCAGCCACTCGACCGCCGCTGCCGGAGGTTCCAGCCCCGCCAGCAATCGACAAGCTAATGGTGCCAAGACTGCGGGGCACACTGCTAAAATATTCAAATATTGCAACCGCTTGATTTAGGATTGCTACTTCCGAAAACCCTCCCTGGGTTGACTTAATTGCAATCGGCATTTTGTACATAATGCCCGGATCCGATGGAAAATCAGAATCCTTGAACGGCACTAAGAACACAGCTTCAAAAACTTCCTCAGGATCTGGCTGGGCCTGGAATTCAGCTTCCGGGTAATACTCGCTGAGCCATGGATGAGCAACTAGGCCCGTGACGCTAAGTGCCGGCAAAGAGGAAGGCTGTGGGCTGATTGCGTTGCCGCTGGCATCCACGGCCACGACCAGTCCCGACTCAATCGAGGCGATCAAATCGCCCCCGTAGGGCGGTTCAGGCTCGGCTCCTTCTACCAGCGCTGGTGTGGTCAGCGGCTGCGGTGCCCGGCCAACTGGGTCAATGCGCATGACCACTGCCAGGTAAGGCCCGCGCCATTCAATCTTGTGAAAGTAAAGCCCGCCATTAGGCCCGCGAAATGACTTTGGCGGTGGCTGCGTGTAGCCGTAGGTATAGGTGCTCCAGCCGGTGCCACTGGCGCCGTTTGTTGTGTCTGGCGACTCCATGATCACTTGGTCATCAATCGCCTCGGCCTCAGTAAATGCCTCGGCCGGCACGCTTGTATCAGAGCTGCTGTTGATGTCGCAGCTGATGCCGGTCCTGTTGCTGGTCAGCAGGATGCCAGTCCCAGCGGCGCTGACCACTTCAAGGGCCACCAGGCTGGCGCCTTGCGCATCGACCGGGAAGTGCGTGGCACCCAGTTCAATCGCATCACCCATAGGGCTGATGGTGTCGATCTGGTAAAGCAGGTCATGGGTTGATGCCGTCGTGTTGCTTGGGACCCGCTGCAGGGTCACCCTGAGCAGATCGCCCGGGGCCAGGCCTTCCGGCAGCTCCATCGGCCGGCATCGAATTCGGGCCGTGTGCCCCACCCACTTCCGCCGGGCGCGGATGTAGGCGCCGACCTTGACGGCATGGTCCTCCCTGGTAGCAAAGGCGCTCAGATCGTGCTGCTCAAACGGACCTGCCGCGGCCTCGTCGGCATAGCGCACTTCAGAGGTGCGGATGATGCCAAAGTCGTCAGTGAGCTGCTGGCGCCAGATCGCCTGAACACAGAACGGCTTGCGATCGGCTACGGGCACATAGCTGATTTCAAATCCATCTGGCAGGATCTCCGCCTCTGTGAGCACGCAGCGCCAGCTAACGGCGGTTGTCTTGATGGTGCCGTTGCCGTTGGTTGGTAGCAGCGGCCGAAAGCCGCGCTTGCCGTTCAACCTGGTTTCTGCCAGCAGAAAGTAAGGCGCATGTCGGGCCAGAAAGTCCCCTAGGTTTCCGCTCTCGGTAATGCGGATGTCGCAGTTCAGCTGGTTGACCGAGAGAAACTGAGCAGCCGCCCGCAGGCTGGCCATATCGATCTGGCTCTCCTGCAACTTTGCGCAGTTGGTCATGGCCCAGAGCGCCAAATCCATGAAGTTGTTAGAGCTGCCAATCACGCCATCCACCAGGCGGACCACCTGCATGCCGTTCCTGATGAACGCATGCACCTGGCGGTTCCAGAAGTCGAACCCATCGGGGACCGTGTTGGTGAATGACAGGGTGCTTATCCCGTCGTAGGTGCCGACGTTGCCGCAGTAGAAAGGGCAATCCGGCAAGTCGTAGCCCGTCTGTAGCGCCACGAAGTTCCCGGGCGCCCAGGTGCCGGCCCTGCGGTCATAGGTCTGGCTGAAGGTTCCGACCCGGCACGATCGCTGGAACACATCTCGCACCTGAATGGATCCGATCCGGCCCTCACTCAGGACCAGGTGGTAGGAAGCGGTGACGGCGTTGCTGGCGTCGTTAGAGAAACGGGCCTCAGTGGCCGGGGGCGACACCAGCACGCCGCCGGTCCCGGCCGCTTCATCGCGCCGACAGAACACAATCGGCACCGGCTCACCCAGCACAGCCGCTAGCTGTTCAGTGTCGAGCTTGCTTGCGCCCTCGGCTGCTGCATCAGCCAGCGGCGCGCGGATCAGGCCCGACTCGATGGCCAGCACCGCCAATGGATCGCTTCCGACGATGCTCATAGCCTGCAGCCCTTCCCAATCAGTCTGGTGGTCAGCGTGCGCGGCGGGATCTGCGCACCAACCGGCGACAGGCTGGAGCCCAGCTCCACTTGCATGGTGGTCAGCGTGGCGGATGCGTTGACGATCTCGCCGGTGAAGCGTGCGATCAGCTCCTGTGATGCCGGAGGGATGGCTTCGTTGCCGGTCGGGATGAACTGGTAAGCCAGCACCTCAAACAGCTGGCCCTGGGCCATGGCCACGTTTAGCGCATCGACCACTAGCGGGAAAGCAGGCATATTTATCGTCACTCCACCCTCGTCGCCGGTCTGCCCAGCGATTAGGCCGCTTGCGTCAAACTGCTGGAATTGCCAGGCGGCATCTTGAAATGTGATCGAGCGGTAAGCGTAATAGTTCTGCCACCGCTGCCAGGTGACGCCGACGGAATCAAAGATCCGCAATAACTGGCATTGCGCGAAGGTCGTCATCAGCGAATCCCCAGAGCAGCCCGGCCGGCTGGTGTGCGGATGCGGCCCAGGGTGCTGGCCTCGGTGGCCCGCATGGCCCGCTCGAGGTCAGCCATCGTGACCCACTGTTGCCCCTGCTGCTGGAGGACAGGGCCGGTGGTGATGCTGATGGAGGCGGGCCCCATCACCTGGCTGCCCCTGGCACCGCCGAGGTAGGCCGCCGATGCGCGGGCCATCTTCGACTCGGGGATGATGTACTCGCGCTCCCCGCCTTCGCCCACCATGGCCAGCGTCGGGCGATTGACCACGCCACCCTCAGCAAAGGCCGGGACTTGGACCTGTGGTACGAATGGGATGTCAGGCGTCGGCAGCCGGTTGTAGGCGCCGATCAGGGTATTGATCAGGCCGATGGCGCCATTGACGGCACCGGCTACCCACTGCAGCACCGAGCGGAACGCATCGCGGACAAAGTTGGCCACCGCCACGAATGGCGCCCGGGCCGCATTGGCCACCCGCGTCAGGGTGTTGGATACGAACGTGCCAACCGCCGCCCAGGTGTCCTGCAGCCAGGTGATCATGTTGGAAACAGGTTCCCTGAGGACAGCGTTGTAGAGATCAACCCACTTTTTCACAAAGATGATATAGACCAGCTTCCCTAGGGCCTCCATGGTGGTGTTCCAGATCCCGCCGAGCCAGACCAGGAAATCGCCAATGGGCTTCTTAAACAGCACAATCATGGCCACCACAGCCGCCACGGCCAGCACCGTCCAGCCCACAGGGCCAGAGAAAAAAGCCACCAGGGCCGGAAGCATGGTGCCCGTCAACCAGGCCAGAAAGCCGGTGAGGACGGCTGTGATACCAGCAATCGCTGGGCCGATCGCACCAAGCCAGCCGGCAATGGTGGCGCCGATGGTCAAGCCGCCCAGGGCGGAGCCAAGGGTAATGATTGCGGTAACCGCTGGAGCCAACACCACAAAAGCAGCAGTCAGTGCAGCGACCACACCGATCAGCGCCTGAATCGGCCCCGGCAGAGCCGTGAAGCCATTGGCCAGGCCGATGACGACATCAGACAGCAGATTCAGCGCAGGCAGCAAGGCGCTGCCGACACTGGCGCCAACCTGCCCGAGCTTCCCTTGAATTGACACCAGCTTGTCGTTGAAGGCGTCCGATGCTTTCGCAAATGGTGTAGTCATTGTGGCGGTAAGACTCTTCACCGCATCGCTGCCGCCATTGAGCAGCGGGACCAGATTGGCGCCAGCTTTGCCGAAGAGGTCAATGGCGATCCGGCTTTTGTTTGCGCCGTCGGGCATGGCCTTGAATCGATCGGCAACCTCCAGCATCACTTGATCCGTTGATTTCAGATTGCCAGCTGAATCCTTTGAGCTGATACCCAGTTCATCCAGTGCCGCCACTAATTTTTCATTGGCCTTGCCGGTGCTGGCGGCATTCTTGCCGTACTTGATCATTGCAGCGCCGACTGAATCAATGTCAGTGCCGCTGGCAGCTGCCGCCTGTTTGAAACGGCTCAGCTGCTCCACGCTGACGCCCGTCTTCTGCGCCAGGTCGTTCATATCGTCGGCGGCATCAATAGCGCTTTTGCCGAGGCCGACCAAGCCCGCGCCAGAGACTAGCGGCACCAGGCTCCCCATGGCACCCGATAGCCCACCAACGGCCGACAGCGTGCCCCTGAGGCCGCTGCTGACTTTGCCGGCCGCGCTGGTCAACCCTCCGACGGCTCGGCTCATTGCCGTCACCTGCCCCTCGCCGGTCACAGCAGCCTTGATCCTGAGCAGCGCATCCATCACAGCCATGGGATCACCTCCTTTGGTTGGCCTGGCGGTTGATCGTGTCGCGGGCGTGGGCCTCCAGCACCTGGAAGTTCTCCATCAGGCCGGCATCAACGACGACCCCCCAGATCGGCGCCAGCTGCAGCAGCACGCCATAGTCGAGGCCCACTACGCCGCCTGAGGTGGCGCGCCACTGGGTCTGCATCCGCTGGAACAGGTTGACCGCTGGCCAGTGCTCGGCCCACAGGCGGTACCTGCGCGGCGCCAGGTGGTGCGGCTCCAGCTTCACGCCATAGGCGGCGGCGTCGGCCTCCATCTGCGCCGTTGACCCCCGGGCGGATCGCATCAGGTGGTCGACGGCGCCCATCAGTTTTTTGCTCGGGCCTTGTCGTGGGCCTCGAAGAAGACCGACACCAGCACATCGGCGACGGTGGCCACCTCCAACAGCTGGGCCTTGGCCAGCTCGTCGAACTCCACCGCGGAGCCGTCCGGGTTGTTGATACCGGTCCAGCCGGCCAGGATCTCACCCGCGATCTCGCGGGTTGGGATCGCGTCGATCTCGCGGTCATGAACCGCGGCCGATTTCATCTGCTGGTATTGGAGTTGCACCTCCTCCATCCGGCTCTGGGGCAGCCGGCGGAAGATCGCTTCGAACTGGTGGGTGCGGTGCCGGCCACCATCAGCAACCTCGCGGATGGTGATGGGCCAGGAAAACGTCGGCGACTGCTCGAGGATGAACGACATGGACGGGCGGCGGTGGGTTGGATGTGATCAGGTGAGGGCCAGCGTGAACGGCGTCGTCCCCAGGGGCCGGAAGGGGAGGACGATGTGGGTGATGTCGTCGGCCTCGGTATAGGTGGGCGAGTCGAAAGCACAGGCGCCAGCGTTAAAAGTGGCGATGTTCCCGGCGGTCGCTCCGTGGACCCAGTTGATTGCGCCGGTCGTCTGGTTGCTGGCGATCGTCAGAAAATCCTTCGTCGCATAGCTGGGCAGCTCAATGGTGATCGAGCCCGATGCCTTCGCCTCGGTGACCAGCACCTGCTTGCTGCAGCCGGCCAGCTGGCGGAAGGTGGTCTCAACGCCCAGCGACAGGCTGAACTCCGCCATGCAGGCAGAGAAGCCATGAACCGAAACCGTGGCCGTGTTGTCGCTGTTGACCGCCAGGGGTGAGGCCTGCTGGCTGTAGGTCTCACTGGGGCGGCTGAGGGCACCAGGGGCGGAGTAGATCCCCATCTGATCAAAGGAGATCATGGGGAACTCGTTGACTTTCAGGCTGATCTCGCCGGTGCCACGGATGCCACCGATCGCCTGGCGGCTGCCGTTGTCGGCGAAGAAATCCATGGCATAGCTGCTGATGCTGCTGCTGACCGGGGAGTAGGTAACGCTCGTGCTGGCCACGATCGTTTCCGCCATGGCGCAGGCTTTCAGCACAGCGCCCCACCTGGGGGCCGTGCCAGCGGTGCCGGAGCCTGCCAGCTCAACCGTTGCCTTGATTGGCACAGACCGTTGCGTGACCACGCTCTGTTTGTTGCCATAGGTGGATTGGATGATTTCCCGCTCGGCCAGCTCAAGGGCCAGCGGCTCAACGTCTAGCTCTGTGAACAACAGAGCGTCGGTGGATGCCGGGCTGGGGTTTGTGTTGTAGGTGGCCTCGGCCTTGACCAAGGCCAGCCGGTTGCGCCATTGGGCCATGATCAGTCCTCTTGGTTGTCGGTGGTCGCCGGCTCGGGCTCCGGCTCGGCCAGGGCCTCCAGCTCGGCCGGCGCCTCAGCAGCAGGCATCACGGTCTGCTGAATGCAGACCCAGGCGTCGCCCTGCAGCTCGTAGCTGCCGCCCTCGGTGGGAAGAGGCGGGGGCGATGCTGAGCGGGCGGCCATAGCAGGTCTGCTGATGGGTCAGGCTACCGAGCCCGACCGGGCTGCTATTGCGTGAGGTCAACTGTCCGGGTGCGGAACTTCACCCGGTACGGGATGCGCAGCACGCCGATTTCACCGGATTCCGCGTCCCATTGCGCGGTGCCTTCCACGATGTCCTGGGCCAGGCCTCCAAGGGTGCGATTTGCCATCAGCAGGGCATGGGCGCTTACCCGGATCGGATCGGCCAGCACACTCAGCGGCCGGCCGCTGATCAGGATGTCGAGGCTGAACGACAGCGCCCGGTCGCTGTAGGGGATGGCGTTGATCTGTGGATCCTCGCTCTGCGGCTGAATCACGATCGCCGGCATCTCGTCGCGGGCCAGGGCCTCCCAGCGGTCGCGGAAGATCCGGCCATTGAGGCCATCAGTGGCGCCCAGCAGCTGCTTCACAGCCGCCATGATCTGCTCTGATTTGCTGCTCATGGTCTGTGTTCCTGAAGGGCAACGCCTAGCGCCACATTCGCGGCGCCGGCCAGGGCCGCCATGGCATCAGCTCGGGGGGCCTGGCAGCCGCCGCCGCCGTGATGACTGAGGCAGGTGGCCCAATCAGTCACACCCACCGCAGCGCTGCCCATCAGGCAGGTGCCAGCGAAAGCCAGGCATGGCCCCAGAAATCTATTCACCTCGGGTTGCTCGACTCTTCAGTGGTGACGGCTGGGATCTGCAGCCTGATGTGCATGGCTGAACCCAGCACCGGAATCAAGATGGCGATCAGCGCGCCAATCACAATGACCTGCGCCATGCGTGTTTCAAGCACTCGTTGACGTTGAAACAACGCATCAAGGTCTTTAGTCAGCCGGACGACATCTTCCTTTCGCTCGGCCACCATGCCTAGCAGAGAATCAATCTTCCCGCCTAGCTCGGCAATGCGAACATAGATGTCCCTGTGGGTTACGTCGTCTGGTGGCATGGCGTTGCAACTGTTGGTTCAGTCTGACAATTCAGCAGCAGCCGCTACCGGCTGCAGCGCTGCGACAAACGCCCGGCGAAGTCGTGTGCGTGGGGCGGTGGTGGTCATGGAATAAAGGGTGCAGATGGCGGGGTGAAGCTTGCCGTGTAGAGCGCACCGAGACGATGCCGGAACTGTGCCATCTGGCCAGCATGGAAGAATGACGTACCCGTACTGATTGGAACGTGGGCCCCAATCGTGTAAATGTTTGAGGTCGCTGGTTTTACTGGGGCTGCAGTGCTACTGCCAAACAATGTACCACCAAGAAAATGTCTAATAGTGGTTCCGTCATAGCTGACAGCAAAATGCGTCCATGTGTTTATTGCTGGGGGTGACGTGCTTTTTGTGTCAAATGTTCCGCCGATGTAACGCTGCACATACAACACATTGCCGAAGATGTAAGCAGTAATTTCAATGCCGTTCGCCGTATTCCAGTTTGCAACGCTGCCGCCCTTACTAAAGAGGCCGCTATCCGTCGTTGCGGTCCGACGAAAGAAAAACTCAAGCGTGTACGGCGAAGTGAGATCAAGCAGACTGGTGTACGCAGCTTGCAAGGCGTCGCCGTTGCCATCAAAGGTCAACACGCCCTCAGAAACGCCAAATGGATCAGCAACGGATGTCGTTATCTTGGTATCCCCGTAAACGGTGATTGCGCGGCCGTAATAGCTTAAATCCGAGATGGCTGTGCTGTTATTGGCGCCTTTGCCGGAGATCAAAAGAACATTGTTTTGATCTAATTGCACTCTCCGCCTTGGAACAATCAACATCCGATTCCCTCCCACATAAGGCCCCCTGCGCCACTCATGCCAGCTCATTGACCCAGCCGGCGGACAGGTCGAAGCTCTCGCCGGCTTGGATCTGGGCCTTCAGTTCTGCCGCGCGTTCCATGTTCGCAAAGCCCGCAGCCACCAGCGCCTGATGGCGGGTCAGCAGCTCCTGCATGAATGGCGTCGCGGTGCCCTCTGCATCCCGGCGGATGGCCTCAGCCAGCAGCACGCCAAGCATCGGGTCTTCGTTTGAGGGATAGAGCCGAGCGTTGGCCTGCAGCCGGGCGGCCTCGACCTGATTGAACAGCTCTGCATTGGGGCGGCGCTTCACCTCCAGCGTTTCCTCCCAGGTGCCGGCCGGGCCGCCCGCCTTGGGGTTGGCATACTCAGCAGGGCCCCAGCTTGCCACCTCGTAAAAGATCGCAGGGTCGTACTCGCGCACCTTCAGTTTTCCGCGCAAGTAGAACTTCAGGTCGGTGCCGTCGTAGGGCAGGCCGAACAGGTTGGGCCAGCGGGTGCCGCCGGGGTTGGTGGGCACATCACCGCGCAACGGCACGAACAGGTCCACGCTTTGCCCTTCCTGCGGGCCAGGGTCCGAGAAGTAGCGCACGCCAGTGTTGGCATTGGTGACGATGTTGGGGGTGGTCATCAGGTGGCAGAGCGGGTGAAGATGAACTGGGCGAACAGGCCCTGGGCGCCGGTACCGGCGCCAACCAGATCGACGCCGATCCGATCGCCGGCCGCGAATGTGCCGCCGGTGATCGTGCCGCTGACATCCACCAGGCTGGCTGCAGATGCAAGCGTGGCGTTGCCGGTCAGCACCGATGTCTTGGTGCCGCCGGCTGTGCGCTTGTAGGCGTTGAACGTGCTGGAGCTGCTGCCGGTGGTGTCGATGTGAGAGCCGAACCGCACCGCCGTCAGGGTGAAACTGCCCGACGGCACCGGCACCGGCACCTCGGCGTAGTTTGTGGCGGCTGTGGCTGTCTCGCCCTTGTTTGAGATCACCAGCACTAGCCCGTCGCCGATCGCCCCCAGGTCCGCGTAGGTGCTGCGGGCGTGAATGTGATCTGCTCGGGAAACGTCCCCAGAAGTGCCAGCTGCAGCAGTGGCTCCCAGCGCCTGCGGAGCGGCAGAGCTGACGGCGCCCAGGGCGGCGGTGCCGAGGCCCAGGCTGCTGCGCTGGGCGGCTGAATCGGCAGCAGTCAGCAGCGCTCGGCCGGCAACTGTGGAGTCGCTGATTGTGCTGGCGGCCTGGCTGTGGGCCGTTGGCGTGCGCGCATCGCTTAGCCGGCTGTCGTTGCCCGTGACCACCTGGGAAGCGCTGGCATCACCGGCGGCGGCCACATCCAGGGGTGCAGCGGTGCCAAGGGTTGGCCTGCCGCTCAGGTCGCCATAGGTGCCACTGGTGGCCACCCCGGCCAGGCCTGCAATCGTTGCCGCCGCCTGCGTGCCGGTGTGGGTGGCGCGGTCCCGAAGCTGGGCGTCGGTCGAGTTGACGGTGGCTCCGGAGGCGATGCCGTTCAGCTTGGTCTTGTCGGCTGCCGACTCCAAGCCAGCGTCTGACGTGGTAGCAACCGGCAGCACCACGTCAGCGCCGGTGGAGCTGGTCAGCGTCCGCGTTGCAGCGGTAAACGCCAAATCCGTCCCGGGCGCCAGGGCGGCAATCGCGGAAACGGCAACATCCACCGTCATACCTGCCTGATCCATCGGCACCCGCTCGGCGCCGGTCAGGGTGGCCGCATTCGGCAGCCCGGTAATTGTCGTGTCAGCCATGGGTCAGGCTAGGAAGCGAGTGTCACCAGATAGCGGCCGTCCTGGGTCACCAGGCGCAGGCCGCTCAGAGTGGTGATGTTGTTGCTGACGGCGGCAACCTTCATCAGCGGCACCTTGCAGAACGCACCATCGTCGAACCGCATCGGCTGGTGTTCAACCTTGAAATTCTCGCCATTGACGGTGATGGTGTCGCCATAGCTCAGGCCGCCAAAGGCCGAGGTCTGCACAATCAGCAGATAATCAATGAAGACCGCTTCACCGCCAAGGGCGATCTCGCTGTTTTCATCGAGGATCCCCACGCCAGAAACGGCCCCGGCAGTCACAGGGACGCCGAAGCCGTTGAGGTCGAGGAAGACAGAGAGATCCTCGGTGAAGGCCATTAACCGGGGTCCTTTGCCTTGCGGGTCGGCTTGGGTTCGGGCGGCAGCTCGGTGGTGGCCTTGCCCAGGCGGACAAGGATCGCCGCGTCTTCGTCGCTCACGTCGTAGACGGCTCCAGCTTCCAGGGCCTGGCCGCTGGCAATGGTGTTGCGGGTGACAAGGATCTTCATGTGGGAAAAGGGCGGCAGATGCCGCCCCGGTCAGGGTTGAGAGCCTGAGCCCTTATCAGCTGGTGGTCACGTCAAGGCAGGCGGCAAAGCACTTGGGATCGCGCACTGCCACGTCGTAGGTCACGATGCCCCGGACGCTGGTGAGCGCCTTGCTGAAGTCGTCCTGGTCCTCGCCCACAGTGATCTCGAGGCCGTTGCCCCACAGGCCCACCATGGCCTGGCTGTAGTCGCCGATCAGCACCGCCGAGCAGACGCCGGAGCTGCTGCCCTTGGTCAGGGTGGAGGGCACCTGGTTGGTGACGTAAATGGGGTAACCATTCACCACCGAAGGGGTGGCGCCGCGGCCAATGGCCAGCAGGTTGTCATTCACCAGGAAGGGACCATCGCCCGTGGTGGAACCACCGGCGCGGAGCTTCTTCAGGTTGCCCATTACCTTGGCGTTGGTGATGTAGCTCACCGAGTTGCGATCCACCGGCACGTTGTCAATGGTGAGCTCGGTCTCCAGGTTCACCAGGGCCTCAAGGGTGATGGCGCCACCGTTGGTACCGATGGCCACTGAACCGATGCCGCTGGTCTGCATGATCCCGGTGGGCTGGCCGCTGGAGCCGGAGCCGTTGAGGATGCCCAGATCCATGGCGACGTTGATACCGTCGATCAGGTCGGTGCGCACCAGCTGCTCAATGCCAGGGGTGGCCTGCAGCAGGGTTTGACGGCTGTACTTGGACAGCGCAGCCAGGTTCTTTGGCGAAAGCGTCACCTGGTCAAAGGTGGACTCCGACTGGGTGATGGCGGTGGTCTGGCTGCTCAGGTAGTAGGTCGAAGCAACACCAGAGCGGCGCGGGATCGCCACGTTGCCCTGCAGGCCGGGCATGGTGCGAACACCAGCGGCGAGCATCACCGAACGATTGCGCAGGAACTCAATGAAGTCCTGATCAAGCAGATCGGTTTGCACCAGGTTGCCGCCGGTGCTGGCGCCGCTGGTCACGTAGGTGGCCCGGGTCAGAGCAGAGAAGGGGATGAAGAAAGCCCGCTCAGCCGAAGGGGCGCGGCCCATCGACTTCTGCACCTCGGCGCTCATCTCGCGCACCAGGCCGGCTTCGTAGGAGCTCCAATCGCCAGACAGCGCGGCACGGATGCCGGCGGTGATGTTGAAGCGGCTGACGTCGCGCTGCTCCATTTCGACCGGCTTGACGGTTTCAACAGGCTTGGTGCTGATCTTCTCAAGCACCGCGGCGCGGGCTTCGTCAACGCTGCGGCCGTTTTCAATCAGGGTGGCGCCCAGATCCTTGAGGCCGTGGCGCTCGGTCAGGGCGGAGATGGTCGCGATGCGGGCGCGCTCGGCGTTGGCGGCTTCGGCAGCCGCTTCGGCCCGCACCGCCTCGAGGTTGAGGTTGGTGTCTTCCATTGAGATAGGGGAAGGGGTAGGGGTCGGGTTTGCGGCTGTGGCCGCGTCATCGGTGTCGAGCTGTCGCCCGATGCCGATGGTTGGATCGGCAGGGATGCCGACCACGGACACTTCGTAGGGGCTCCACGAAGTGGCGACGAAGTTGTCGCTGCGCTCTTCCATCGTGTTGATGGAGTAGCCAACCGAGACATTCCGTAGAACGCCATCGGCCACGTCGGTCAGCACCTCCTGCGCGAACGCATTGCGGCTGAACTTGACCGACACCATGCCGCGCATCTTCTCGTTGTCGATCCAGGCACGCTGGACAACGCCGATCACGCGCGATGGGTCATGGTTGAACAGGACCGGCGCGCCATCGTTCATGCGGCCCAGGTCCACGGCGCCGCGTTCATGGCTGAGCACTTCGTTGCCGAAGTAGCGCTGCACCGGGTATTCACTGGAAAAGCTGAATTCCATCGTCCGCTCCTCGCTGCTGATGGCAGCGCCATCCAGCGACGCCGCGCGGCGATGGGTCTGGCCCTCCAGGTCACGCATTAAGTCCATTGCTCATCCCGTCTTGGCTCAGGCTAGGAACTCCGGTTGGATCGCTCGTAGTAGCCGAGCCGGTTGGGTCGGCAGAGCCGCCTTGCATGTCGTCGGCTGGGTTGGTGTCGAACTGCAACTCCAGCTCCTGAGCCCGGTCTACCTCGGCTTTGCGGGCAATCAGCAGCTCCTCCAGGTCGCCGCCCTGCTCGGCCACCACCTGGGCTTGGGTCTTGGTGCCAGAGCGGATGGCCATCTTGTCGGCCTCGGCATCCTTAAGCGGATCGATGTAGGCCCAGCCCCTGGCCATCCACCGGCATGAGCAGAAGCGATCCGGCGCCAGCTCGTAGCCCGGCAGGTTCAGTGCACCGCTCAGCACGGCGGCCTCCAGCCAGCGCTCAAAGATTGGGGTGAGCAACTCATCGATGAGGTACTGCTGCAACACCTTCCAGCAGTCGCGGTCCTCAATCTGTGCCAGGCGGCTGCTGCTGTAGTTGCTCTGGCTGTAATCGCCAGACAGCGCCGCGTAATTAACGCCAATGCCACTGGCAAATGCCCGCAGCATCCCCCGCACGAACGGCTCAAGCTGGCCATCCGGTGCGTTGATCTGCGGCACCTCCACGGACTGGCCGGGAAACAGCGTCTTGAACATGCCCGGCTCGAAGGTGGTGACGTGCTCGCCGTCAATCACCTCCTCGCCGTAGGTCTCGCCTGCGCCCTCGGGGCTGGTGATGAATCCCATCAGTGCCGACGCCGCCCGGGCCCGCACCAAGGCCGCCTGCTCATAGCCCGCCAAGTGGTGGAGTCGCTGAATGCCGGCGGCAAACCACGAAACGCCGCGAGTCTGCTGCGGGCGCTCCGGCACGAACAGATGCAGCACCTCGCTGGCTGGAACCAGCAGATGCCGCGCGCTGGGGTTGCTGCCGCCTAGGGCCGTGTCGCCGGGATGCTTGGCCAGGAAGGCATAAGTGACGGGCCGCCCCCAGCGGTCCACCTCCACGCCCATGCGCCACTCATTGCCTTGCACCGTGCTGCCGCCGGTGTAGTTCTCGTCCAGCTGATCAGACTCGAACACCTGCAGCGCCAGCGGCACCCGGCCGCCGCCAAAGGTCCGAGGTACCAGTCGGATCAGGATCTCTCCGGATTCGACCATGGCGCCCATTGCCATGCGCTCAATCTGGTGCAGGTTCAGGCGGCCGGCCACGTCACAAGTGGCCTTGCGGGTCCACTTCTCCCAAGCCGTTTCAATTTGATCGTTGACCACCTGATCCAGCCGGCCGCCGCCTCGCTGCATCCGAACCTGCATCTGCAGCCGGATGCCGGTGCCAACCACGTTGTTGGTTACCAAGCTCTTGGCCCGCTTGGCGTAGTCGTTGTCCCGCACCAGCTGGCGGGCCCGGTTGCGCAGCCTGCTGATGCTGCCCTTGATCTCGCTGTCGGCGCTGCTGCCGCCGCTCACCCAGTCAGCCGTAAGCCGCGACACCGTGGCGCCGGCGTAGGCGCGGCGCCTGGGGGCTTCGGGTGCTGCGGGCTTGCGCAGCCCCAGCCGCTCACGAATCGAGAAACCCAGTCCGAACGCCATCAGGTGAACCTCACGAACAGGTTGCGGGGGTCGCCCAGGCCATTGGCCATCCGCTCCGCTGCTACTTCCTTGGCCACCTCGGCTTTCAAGTGGTTTTCGCGTTCAATCAGCTCGGCAAGGGTGTACTTCTCCAGCTGCCGGCCGCCGATCATGTACCGGCGAACGGCACCGCCGCTGATCAGCGCGCGGATGGCGGCCTGCACTGCATCGAGGTCCTGGCGAGCCTGACTTCTGCCGTCAAAGGCGGCCGCCGAGCCGTTGTAATTCAGGGCTGCCAGCACCGCCAGGCTGCCGCTGCCGATCGTGATTGCCTGCGCGCCATTGGTAGCCCTGGCGCCCCAGCTCCATTCACCAGCTGCCAGCCCTGCTGACGCCGCCGCGCTGATTGTTGACTCCCAGCCCTGTCCGTAGGCGGTGGCGGCCACCGTCAGCCCGGCGCCAGCGGTTGCGCTGCGCAGGTAGGTAATCAGCGTCCAGTTGCTGGAGCTGATTCCATTGCCAAGCCCGTCAACGGTGGCGCCGTCTCTCCACGTCACCGTGTCGCCGGCTCGAATGGTGGCGGGGATTGTCATGGGTCAGGCTAGGGAGCCCGACTCACCAATTCGTCAGGAAAGAAGGCGCCGCTGGTTGCTCTGCCTTGGCCTGCCGCTGGGAGGTGGCGGCTGGCTTGGTGAGCTGCGCCTCCAGCTGATCCCACATCGTTGCCCGGTTGTACCTGCGGGTGACCAGCTGCTGGGCGGCGTAGGCCATGCGCGTGCAGTCGCCGGCTTCGTCGTGGGCGCCAGGGGGGAGCACCCAGCTGTAGGTGGTCTGGCCCTTGTCCCGCTTTGGCATCCGCTTCCACGGGAACAGCTCGGCCAGAAACTGATCGGTGCTGGCCATGCCGAAATGCAGGTAGCCAGGGCCTGGCTGCTCATTGCGCAGGCGGCCCTGAAGGTGGTTCACGCTGGCGTCGTAGCCGACGTTAAACAGCATCACGCCCTTCTTCGTGATGCCTTGGTTCTTACGGTTCACGTCCACCGGCACGCCCCTACCCAGCAACGGTTTGCCCTTCTGGGGTGCGCCCTTCATTGGCACCCAGCTCGAGGTGCGGCTGCGGCACCATTCGCGCACCTCATGGGTCGCATAGCCGCCGTCATCAATGCCGCCCATGGTCAGCCGGAGCTCGGTGCCATCGGCGCGGCGCCATTTCGTCTTGGCGATCTGGTCAAGCTGGGCCAGGGTCTCCGGCTGCTGTGGGTCGCCGTCGATCTCCCAGTGGCCCAGGTGCCAACCCTCCTCACCACGGCCCCAGCCCCAGACGGTCAGCACCAGCCGCTCCCCGGTTGTGCCGCCGCCGCCCTGCACGTCAACGCCAGCGGTCAGCAGCAGCACGCCATCCGGCACGGTGCCCTCGGGGTAGCCGTTGCCGGCTGCTTCGTTCTTGCGCCGCTGGGCCAGGCCATCGCCGGTGAGCTTCCCGCTGATGGAGTCTTCCCACGGCTCACCCAACACCGTGTTGTGGAAGGTCTGCATGGCGTCGGGGTCACCCTTGCGCATGGCGTCCAGGGCCTCGGCGTGCTCACGCACCAGCACGGTCCAGTCGGCCGCCGGGCTGTAGCTGTAGGCGGCCCAGATGTGGAAGCTCACTAGCCCCGGCTGCTGACTGATCGCCGTGGGGCGCCACTCGCCGCGCTCCACCATCCACCGCTTCTTGCTGTGCGGGATCGGCTCGGCACAGTTCTCGCAGCCGTAATGGCCGGCGTGCTCACCCTCGCGGATCATCTGCTCCCAGCGCAGCACCTGCATGGCCTGGCAGAACGGGCACGGCACATAGAACCGCCGCTGATCGCCACGCAGGAACCACTCTTCCGTCTTGCCACCGGCGAAGATGGGGGTGCCGCCCTGGCCGATCTTGCGGTCCCAGTAGTAATCCGCCCGGTTGCGGCCCAGCTTGATCGGGTCGCCTTCGTCGAGCTTGGGGTAGGCGTCCACCTCATCAAACAGCACCACCTTCCGGCTCTTGCGCCGGAAGCTCCGGCCGCTGGCCGCGTTCACGATGTCGATCAGGCCGCCATTGCTCAGCTGCTTCAGGAGGATCGTGTTGCTGGCGGTGTTGCGGGCCTTGCTCTCTGAGATCAGGCCGCGCAGGACCGGCGTGTCCTCGAACAGCGGCTTGATCTCCTCCTTGCTGTAGCCCTCCGCGTCTTCCTTCACCGGCTGCACGATCATCACCGGGCAGGGATCCTGATGGCTGAAGAATTGCACGACCACCCCGAGCATCTTGGTCCAGCCCACTCGGGCAGACTTCATGATCGCCACCGTCTCCACGGTCGGGTCGGTGAAGGCGTCAAGGATCTCGCGCTGGTACGGCAGCGTGTTCCACTTGCCTTTTTCAGCCGCGTTGCCGGTCATCACCGCGAACTCATCGGCGTACTCGCTCAGCCGTAGCCGCGGCGGTGGCTTGAAGCCAGCCAGGATTTGCCTGGTGAGTTCGGACACGTCGGCAGTGATCATGCCTTCACCTCCCCGGCCGCCAGCTCATCCAGGGCCTCGCGGATCAGCGTGGTCAGCAGCTCCACCTCCTCGATCTCCAGGTGTGGGATGCGCTGCTTTGCCGTGCTGGGCACACCGAGCAGGCGGGTGCGGGTGATGTTCACCGCGCCGCCCCAGGCCAGCTCCACATCCTCGCGGCGGAGCAATAGGCCTTCCTGCGTCTTGCGCTGCAGCTCCAGCAGGTTGGCCTTCTCGTATTCGCTGCGGGCGCGGCTGTCGTTGTAGGCCGGCAGCTCCTCAGGTTCTGGCGCCCTGGGCGGTGGTGGCGGCGGCTGCTTTGGCTGTGGTTTGGTGCGCTCGGCCACCGGCCGCAGCGGATGGGGCGAATCGGTGCGGGTGCGGGTGATCGCCGCCCAGCGTTGCTCCAGGGCATCGCGTTCGATCAGCGGGTTGCCGTCAGGTCCCGGCACCGTCTCCAGCTCCTGCCGCTGGATCTTGCGATAGATGCTGCCCCGACTCTTGAGGCCAAGCACCTTGGCCGCTTCCCCCACGCTGATCAGCACTTAACCCGGCTTGTCACACCTTGTCGCAGGCTAGGAAGTTGTGACAACGTGGCTGTGACAGGCCCCGGAGATCGTGTGCACTGGTGGCCAATGGGGTCGCATTGCCTGGCGCCGTTATCACCCAATTTTTTGGGATGCTTGGCACC